TGAGAAAGCCCTTAAAAAAGGATTATCTCAAGCGCGTAAAACACTAAGAAACCAGATCAAGCGCGACCTTGACGCGGGTATACCTGCGGATAACTGGTTATTAATGAGCCGTGACGAGCTTATTAATTATATTTTAAATGGTGGTATGGGTGAAGTCGTTGACGGCTTTCTTGATACTACGAATACGGTTTATGATCTCACTCTAAAGCAATTATCTTTAGAGGGATTAGACCTTGACCCGGCGACATTAGCGCTCGATCGCGAGCGTTTAAACGCTCAACTTGTCGGCGCTGTCTTTGATGATGTTATACTGCCCGATCTTTCGCAACGTATACGCTCAACATTGACGGCGATTGATGCGGATGTCTCTATCAGTCAAACCGCTGATTTATTATTTCAAAGATTCCAAGCGGCAGAGGGCCGAGCACTGACAGAAGCGCGAACCGCTGTTTCACAGTGGGGTAGATCATTGACAGCGCAAGCCGCCGATGAAGCCGGGCTTGATCACTTCTTGTATATTGGTCCTCGCGATGGAATAACGCGCGGCTTCTGTGAGGAGTTGGTTGATTTAGTCGTAACATCAAAGCAGATGAGAAAACTAAACAACGGCCAAGGCTTAAGCGTGAAGACGAGCGGCGGCGGTTATAACTGCCGGCATTCATGGGCGCCGGTCAGTGAGTCATTCATTGAAATTGCAGACTTAGAACTTGCGAAAGATTCAGATATTAACGCGGCAAATAAGGCGGCCAAATGAGAAAAGCAATCACAAACCTTGATTATCTTTTTCAGTGGTACGCGCCCGCGCCTATCTCTGGAACACCAACGATACTGATTAACGGCGTTACAAGTTCACTCAGTCAGAATAGAGCGGCGGTGAGCGTAACAGCAATCGCGGCTGATCGACGGACATTGACGTTATCAACGAGCGCCGCAAGTCTTGAGCAAGATCAAGAGCGCGCTTTTTTAAAGACCGATGGCGACGGAATTATAAGCGTTCTAGTTTCTCGGATAGTGGGAACAACTGCAATACTTGCGGAACCATTACCTAGAGAGATTGACCTTTCAACGGCGTCAAGTCTTGAGTTTGCTTTATGGTCGATTACACTCACTAGCTCAGTTACTGGTACAAGCAAAAGCTACCCCTATATTGTGAACTATACCGCTGACCTTGGCGCGGAAACGATTCTTAGAAGTGAAAAGGGATTACTTAAAGTTACCCCTCGAATCTTCACAACTGGACTTGATCACGATCAATTGACCGCGACCTTTCCACAATTGGCCGACATGATCCCAAGGCGACAGAGTGACCTTGACCCACAGATCAAAGCCGCGCTCGACGAAGTCGTTTTAATCGTGCGTGATCATGTGATCCCTTCAAATTGCACAGAGGATGAGGTGTGGAATCCTGAGCAGTTCTTACAAGCTCATTCTTACTATGCGGCGGCGCGTGTCTATGAACTTAATAATCAGTTCGATCAAGCCAGTGATTTAAGAACACGCGGTGAAGATCTTTTATTGTTGGGCCTTCGTAGCGTTGCTTTAGACTTGGACGGCGACGGCGTACTTGATGAGGGTGAGGAGAACCTGAGAGAAGCCGGCGGGCGTTCAACTGATGTCAGGGGGTCGAACCCAATCACTAAAAGCGCTTACGATTTAACCTTCGTTCCTAGCCGCGCGATGAGGCATTAAAGATGCCTAATCGAGTTAAGTTCAATCTACCCTCAAACCTTTGGACCGAGCGCGACACAAAGCGGCTCGCCCTTAATACTTTGGCGAGTATCAAACGGCGCACGATGCAGGGGAAAGACGCAGACGGTAAGCCTTTTACAGAGTATTCAACAAAGCCGCTTTATGTTTCGTTTAAAGGCGCAAGATTGAAGCCTAAAGGCTATACTCGCAAAAGTCGCACTGGTAAAAGCGCATATTATGAGGGCGGCTACAAGCAATATAAAGACAAGTCAAGAAAGCGATCAAAGCGACCGGCTGAAGAGATGACAAGCGACGTTGATTTAGTTTTAAGCGGCGCGCTTATGGCTAACTTCATACCGTTAAAAGTAACGAAGACCTCTTTCATTCTTGGCCTTGGCTCGCCTGTTCAAAGTTACGGCTATCATGTAAACGCAAAGCGTCGATTCATCGGTTTAAGTCAACCCGAGGTCGAGCAAATGACTGAAGTCATTTCAAAAGAGATCGCGCAAAAACTAAAAAAGGGTAAGCGATGAGCCAAGGTATATTTGCATCGCTTGAACAGCTTACAAGCATGATTCAAAGCTTGACGCCAAAGACAGATACGCATCATGGATTTGTAAACCATGATCCGGCTTCGGGCTTGGTTCCTCCTTTGGAGATGCGCCCGCACTCAACACGCTATTTTGACTATGAACTTGAGACGCTCGCAGAGGATGACGGACAAGCGGGGCTGAGTGGTCGTAAACGGTGCAGTGTGAATCTTCGTGTGCGTTACGACATACCGCAAGAGCGCGGATTCTTACAAAGACTCATCAATGAAGACGCGGCCTTGCTCATAGATAAATTAAAAGGGCCGTATTATAACCTTGTTACTAGTGGTATTGTTTCATTAATACCCGGACAACCTAGAATTGAAGGCATACCAGACGAAGCCGGCGCGGTTGTCGCGCTGTTCTTAATACTGCCTTTTGACTTGCTTTACTTGGAGGTGGCTTGATGGCTGTTACTCATAGATCAATCGGTGTTGTTGTCGAGTCGTCCTTTGGATCACTTGACTCTACCACTGGATTACCCGACCAAACTTTAAGCTATACATCGATGCCGGTTGAGCGTGACCCGGTCGTAATTTATGGCGATGTAATCGCGAGCGAGCGAAGCGACACCAGAGACGGCCCCTACGGCATGCCGCCGGAACCTGACACAGTATGGTCGAGCGGTTCAAGAGTTCAGCGCCGCACCGGTTCAGTCGAATTAAGACTTGACCTTACAACCGTTGGCGCGGGCGTAAATGATTATGATTCAAACTATCTAGGCCAACTTCTCGGCGGTGGTTTCTTAACTGCAAAGCATAGCGTAACGACTGACACAGCGAGCGCGGCAAGTGATGCGAATACATTCACACCAACAACTACAAGTACTAATTACGCGATTGGTAACTTAGTAGGCGTTGACTACCAAGGGCGCGCAGAATATAGCGCGGTGACAGATAACGACGTTACAGGTGATATTACTATTTCGCCCGCTGTAAGTGCTACCGCCGCACTAAGTAGCGCGACTGTAAGAATGCTTCAGACTTGGTACCCTTCAAGAACAGGAACAACGACACATTCATTAAGTTTTAGGGTTGACGGCGTCAATTTTAGAACCTTTGTCTTTGGTGCTGTCCTCGAATCAATCTCCATCAGCTTAGATAATGGGCGGCTTATGGCTGATCTAGTTTATCAAGCGGCTTGTATTCAAGATGATCACTCAAGTTTTTCAGGCCCAATTGAGCCACTATATAACAGCGGGGCGCCGGCATTCTTCCGGGGCGCTTATGTTGTCGTCTCTTCAACCGCGCCAACAAGTACGACTGACGCGAGCACAGGTGACACACTAGCGCGAACCGCTTTAGATTGTGAATCATTCACGTTTACCGTTACGAACACCTTGACACCAAAGGGTAGAAGCAACTCAATTCTTGCTATGTCTGGAATGGATGTTTCTGACGTAGCTGTAGAATGTAGTTTAACTCTCTCAACTGTTACAACTGCGCTCGATAGCGACTATTTCAACCGACAGTTAAGACAAGTATTGATCGGGACTGGCCCAGTGGGTAACGGTCTAGGTTGCGCTTTGATGATCCCTGCCGGCTACCTCACAACTGACCCGAGTAAATATGATGTATCTGGTAATGACATAGTCAGACAGACTTTAAATTACGCACAAAGCCGCTTTGGTGGCGATGTTGTCAGCACCGGCGCGGGTAACTCACCGGTAAGAATTGGTCTTACAGTAGGTTCTTAATATGGCTCTTCACTTCTTCACAAGTTCAGAATCAACGCTTGATGTCGTTGTCACATGTGACCCCGCGATTAATGCGAGCGATGAAGCGAAAAACGAATATCTTAAAACCGGAGATAGAGCGCTTTTGGGAGATCATGCAGGCGCGACGATATTCACGATTAAAGCGCTTGGACCTTCTGAGCGTGAAGAGGCGGAAGTTAAAGCGGGCGCTTACACTCGGTCAGAGCTTGGCCGCCTTCTATGGTCACAACAGCCAAGTGAGACAGAAGAGCGGGCGCGGTGGCATCATGCACTTGAAGAAGACGAGCGCGCCGCCTTGGCTCATTATCGGAATTATTTGGATAATGTATATTTGGAGATGGTCAATGCGTCTCTTCAGACAATTGACGGTCAACCCGCTTCAATCGATCAAGTCCAAATGATTCAACCCGATGACGCGCGGATTGTTACTATCTCAGAATTAGTACTACACATAAGACGAATCTCCCTTCTGGGTGACTCGGGAAAATAGCGCTCGCGGGGTCAATCTGGCTCGCCTCTTCAGGATCCCGCGCTTGGAATTGCGAGCAGTGTATGAGAAAGCCACAATTAAGAAGATTACGCGGAAATTGTGGCGGCTCATTCCGTGCGGGTTTAGCTCAATCACAGGTTGATGAGGTTGGGCGATATGTACCCGGTTATCGAGTCGCGCCCGATTGTGGAGAGGCTTTTAGTGAAGCTAAAATAAGATCTTGCCCAGTCGCTGACGCAAACCGTGCCGCGTCAATAATCAACGCTTATTCACGACATAGAAACGGACTCGCAACGATTCGCGACACTTTCCCCGCGCCGTCTTGCGCTGTAATAGAAGCCGTTGACGTGTTACACAATACTACTGAAGAAATGCTTTTAAGAGTAAGAGAGAGTGCGCAAAATGGCTGAGAATCAAATAGAGATTGAGGTTGTACTTGAAGGTACTCAGAAAGTCACCAAGGAATTAAAAGGAGTTGGTAACGCCGGAAAGTCAGTAGCTGAGGCGATGCGAACAACTAACGAGCATCTAGGCGAATCGTTTACAAGCTTGACTGATGGTGTGGACACTGTAGTTGAATCAATCGGCGGCTTGCGGTCTGGCTTTGCCGCTGTCAGCACTAGCGGGGTAGCGGGCATTACTTCTTTGTTGGGGCCTGTGGCGCTGTTAACAACTGGTATAGTCGCACTCTATCAAGCTTTCCAACAGTTCAGCGGAGCACAGGAAGACGCGGAACGAAGAACGCAAGCGATGGCGGCGGCGGCTTCTGATTTAGAAAGCAAACTTGAAGCATTAGCGGAGAAAGGCGTTGCTCCGAGCACTGAACAATTAAGAGAGTTCACGAAAGCGAATCTTAATGCACAGATACAAAAAGAACTTTTACAGGTACAACTAGAGAAATCTTCTAAAATATTTGAAGACTTCACAGAGACAACCGAGAGAGCAGAGAGAGCACAAAAGGCATATGATGAAGCTCTTAAGAGAGGGAATTTAAGCAATCAAGAGCTTTTAGATTTAGGCGGTGAACTTGGAAACGCTCGCAGAGCAGAAGCCCAAGCAAATGCAGAACTTGAGAAACTTTTAAACAAGACGACAACGGCGCAATTAAAAGTAAATGAAGCGCTTAAAAAGACTGAAGAGAGTTATAAGGAACTCGAAGAGACATCAGTTGAATCTCTTCAAACCAAAGCAAAAGAAGAGATCGCACGTCTAAAAAATATTCAACTTCTCACTTTAGAGACCAAGGGAAATAATAAATATATTGAATCTCTAAAGAATGAGATTGAAGAGAAAACCAAGCTTTTAGAGTTACGCGCAAAGAGCGAAGACAAGAGCAAACTTGAAGCACTAAACAAAGAAATTAAAAATAATATCGATCTGTCCATAGAGCAAGCGGGCGCAGTAGATGAGGCGGCCCTTGTTCAGATAGCAGCGCTTGAACAGCGAATCAGATTAGAAAAAGAAGCGGATAGCAAAGAGCGCGAGCAAGCAAAGAAAAGAAGCGAACAACGAAGACAAGCCGCCGATCGACGCCGCCAAATGGAAGAACAGCAAGCCCGGCAAGCGATCACAGAACAAGCGAGAATACAAGCGCTCGAAATACAACTAGCGAGTGATGGTTACACCGAGCGGGTACAGCTTGCAACGCTCGCTTATGAGACAGAGTTAAAACTTGCTCAAGATAACGCTCAAAAGAAAGAAGAGGCCGAATTACGCTATCAATTAAAGGTTCAAGAGATTGGGCGCTCAAGAATAGAGCAAGACGCAAAAGACGCGGCACAAGTTGAGAAGAATCGTTTAGCGATTGAAGCGCAAGCGGCAAAAGAGAGAGACGCAAGACTCAAGAGAGAAGAAGCCGAGCGACAAAAGGCGATTGATCAAGCAAAGAAAGATTATGAAGATCTTTTAAGTTCAGTAGAGCACTATTCAAGCGGCCTCGCAAATGCGGCGGCGGGTGCTATACTTTTCGGTGATTCAGTCAGTGAAGGTGTAGCGCAAGCCCTCAACGCTTTAGCAAGTGAGGCGGCGGTAAGCGCATTAATTGAGACGGCTAAAGGAATCGCGAGCACGTTCACCAATCCCGCAGAAGCGGGTACGCACTTTGCGGCGGCGGGTCAATTCGCCTTGGCGGCGGGCGCGGCTCGAGGTGCATCTGCTCTACTCGGCGGCGGTGGTGGTGGAGGTGTGACAACCGGCGCGGCATCTTCTCCAAGTGGAGCGCCACAGACAGCAACGGCCCCGGCGCGAGCTGAGGCGATGGAGTCACAAGTTGTTTATAATATTAACTTTGGGGGCGCTGTAATATATGATTCTAAAAGAGCAGCGGAGCAAGCTTTAGCTGATCGTATAACGACAATTCAAAACCAAAGACGCCGAGGGGCGCCAATTCCGAGGAGGGCTTAACATGCCGTTCAATAATCCGGCTCCTGACTTCGCTTTACTTTCCTCAGTTGATGCTACTGAGTGGAGCGGTGTAGAATTGTTCGATAGATCGGGCGGCTCGCCTGTATCGTTTCCGACTTTTGCGAGCGATGCGGGCATATATGAAGACGCGATAACTCTTTTAAATGGAAGAGGTAACGCAGAGCTAAACACGCTCGAAGGCCTCTTAAATAACGTCGCAACCTTTGGCACTTGGACAGCTACACTCGACAGCGCAAGCGATAAGATCGTCATAGGTTCAGATGTTGCTTTTACTCTTACTGTAAACGCTACAGGGTACAATCAACTAGGCTTTGTTAATGATGCTACTACGAGCCTAACAAAGACAGCTCCCAATGATTGGGCGCGTGGTGTTCATCCTGCGTCTACTGCTTATCAGTATTCAATCAATATGACGTTTACCGATGGCGGCGCGCAGACTTTCACACTTCAAGAGAATATAGCTTTTCAAGATGTGCCTACATTGTTGAGATTTAGAAACAACATTGGAGACGCTGACGACACCAACCCAACAGACAACATCGAAGCGCTTGACCAAGCGGCGCAAGGGTCGAACGGTTTACGGTGGTATTTAAACGATGATGGTTTTGTCGCTTGTGAGTATCTTTCTTCCTTGGGTGATATATCATGGTCATCAACTTCTTTTCGTGATCGGCTAGGGTTCAACGGAACTGAAACACCTGTTGTTGACGGCTCATTTAGTATCATCACTGCAAAATACAGAATGCCGGGTACTTTGTTTCCTTCTCGACCTGTCCAAAGATCACACCTCAAAGTCGATCAAGTATCGCAAGCGCGGCGCCTTATTGGCGGCGGTTATGTTTCAAACTTTGTAGGCTCTTATATTACGTCAGTTGTAAACTTTGACCTTGACGCGCGGCTTGATCAGATCGACTTGTACAGACATTTTACTAATAAGTTCATGCAGTACATATCCAGCGGTGAAAGGATCAATTATTATCAAGGTTGGGGGGATTCACGGCGAGCGTTGATTCATGCTGATGTAACAACGGCTAACACTGATCAATATACTATTCTTTACACGTCGGAGGATAACGGCGATCAAGGAAGAATCAGAGGAAGTGTAACGCCATTAAGCACCGTTGACCTAGTCTACCCCGGCGATCTACGGCGTAAGGTTCCGGTAACGTTGGAGATCGAGCACCTATGAGTAATACGTTTTCAATACCGCCGGATGTACCCAATATAAACACGCTCGTTGCAGGTCAAGAGATCGCTTCAATTACACTTCAGCGAGTGGGTAAATTATCGAATTATTCTCATGCTTACGGTGGAACCGGGAATTGTGTTTCACAATATTTCGATGATAACACATTGGCGAGCACGTCAACTACCTCAACGGTTGCTTGTCGTTGGGTTGTTCCGACTTTAAGCAGTAAACACAAAACTATGGATTTCGCCATTGATGCTTATGTAAGCGGTGGAAGTGGAACAATAACATTAGAGATCGATGACGGTTCTACGACATCGAGCGTAAATATTACGGTTACTTCAACGAGTAGCAACTATTCAAGCGCAAGCTTGACGCATACCGGGACAACTGCAAACCCAACTATAGAGCTTACTTTAAAAGTAACGGCGCCCGCTTCAAATGAGATAAGAATACAATCTTTTACTGCTTACTGGTTGCCGTTGGGCGCGCCATTGGCGGCGGGTATATCGACAACGGCGAGCGCTTCAAACGTCATCACTCCAATGGGAGTTAATCGGCTAGGCGCTAACAATGCTTTAAGCTCAAGAGCGGGCTTGAATCTCAGAGAGAATATTACAACTCTAAGAAGAAGACCGCGCCCTATTTGGACTTGGTCCGGTATCTATAACGCTAGCTCATTAAGCGCAAACGCGGCACAAGGCCCGAAGGCTTTAGGCGTTGGAGATATTGCGACTTTTCACGTTGCGCCTTTGTATGTTGGAGCCGAGCGCGACAGCGTTACAAAAGAGATCAACATCGCGGCTTATGTTCAAGGTTTAACCGGGTCAGATACAATTGACGTTCAGTTTATGGGGCAAGTGATCTCGTTTAATTCAAACGGTTGGGAGTTTACAACGATCACCGCAAACACTGACGCAATACGCGACTTAAGCGATACGGCACTACCTTATTATCGAATTGGGTTTGATGCCTCACCCACTAATCAAAGCGCGACGAATTACGGCTTTATAAAAGCGTCCGTCGTTGCCGCAAGTGGAAGTACTCCCACGGTTCCCTATATCGCATCTTTCTCTGCGTGGTTATATTAATGTTAGTTCAGACAAGCTTCAACCCATTACCACAGCCGCAAACTTGCCACACTGGCGTAATTGTAGCGGGTTCAACTGTTAGTGATTACGCGGCGGCTTTGATGCAATTAAGCCATGTAAAGTTTTTGGGTCACGCTCATTTCAGAATCGCTCGAAACACTTACGACACAAGGCGCAGCCATCCATCATGGGCCGATCATTTAGACATGGCGCCCGCCGAGGTAGGAAAGTCTATTCCTCAAAAGCGCTTTTACTATCGAACAACACCATTAACAACTCATATAGCGATGCTTGCGAGGGTTGCAACATATGGCCGATTAAACGCGGCGGCAAGTGGAGCCAATCCACAACTTCAAGTCTTCTTAAATACAACCGCGGGCGCTTCACTCGATACCGGGGTCTTATATGGTGAGGGCGTGGTTTATATCGACGGAGCAAACGACAACCCAAACGGCTTTAGAGGTTCGATCTATTCAACAGCTAACCTTGACAGTAATAGCGCAGATTTTGGGCGGCCTTTGATTGTTCCGAGTGCTAACCGTGGTGACACTTTAGCAGTAGTTGTAGCGGCTCAAGATTGTAAATTAATATCTTTAGACTTGTTCGATATACATCAAACCGAGGTGACGCCATGAACTTAAATAATGATCACGGGCGGCGCGTCTTCGTGTTAGAGATTGCGGGCTTGTCTACTCGGTATTACAGCGGGCCAAATCCCGCCGGTAGTAACTTGCCCTCAACGATAGCAACCGGGATCAATTACACCAACGTTGAATCATTGGTAAGTGTTGGCGCATATACAGCAAGCCTCGATCCTTCCGGCGGTGTTGCGACTTATGGCGCGATCAATGTTGAATTAACGATTGATCAGAGTAAAGGAAGCAATGACGCCGGCTTAATATTTGGGCGATGCGGTGTGAGGTCAAGCGATGTCACCCGAGCGCAGGTTTCAACCTTAATGCCACATGAACAGGCATCGATTACGATTGATGTTGATCGAGACTTATCTAGTCTTTCTTATCCTCGCCTTTTCCATATTGGAGCCGAGACAGTACGCGCAACAAGCGCGACATCTTCAACGGTGACAATCGCAGAGCGCGGGGCCGGTGGTACACCTGTTCAAATCCACTCTACTACTAACAACGGGACCAATGTTCCAGAGTTGACAACTGACATAATCACATTCAGAGGTCGCCGCGCTTCAATCTGGATCGCACAGCAAAGCGTTGACGGTACGTTAAGCGATTACACCGAGATTGTGAACGGCTTCATTGAATCAACGCCAACGATCGAAGACTCAACAATCATCAATCTTTCAATCGTTCCCCTTACAGCTTTGTTTGACAATGCTTTAAGTCAGGTAAGCGTTGAGACTGAATTACTCCATAATTATCATTATTTTGAAAGTGATCGCGGTAACATTTTCGAGTTCGGATTGTGGCAAGATCCAAGCCGCAACGATAATACTATTTATGTAAACGGTTCTTTCTTATCGGGTATCGGTACAGCCTCAGCGAGCTATGATGTAAGTGGTTCAAGTGATCGTTTATTGCTTGCTCTTAAAGTTGGTCAAGGAACCGATGCGACTTTAAACGATGGAACGGAAAACGGACAACAGCACCCGCGCTATCCTGCATTAACGCTTCTGGATAGCACAAAGATAATCCGCCCAAAGAATACAACGAGTGATTCACGCGGGCGCTTTTTATCGTTCGACTTTGACGATACAAACGATAATATTTTCGCAAGCCTCACGGATAGCACAATAGTTTACAGGCCTTTTTCATTGATCGAGTTGAAGCGGTACACGCTCGGCAGTGATGAAGTGAAGAGATGGCCTGAGATAATAAACGATCAAGTAAATGATGCCACTAATGGAATCACAGATTACACCGGGATCAATGGCGGCGTTGCTTCATTCATAATTGAAAATGATCGAATCAAGATGATCAACCGAGGGCGTGACCCTCATCTTTTCTTCTTTTCCTCTCGTGAATCATCCATAACAACCGGCCAAACCTGGGCAAGTGTTCCGATACATTACGCGAGCGCGAATGATTACTATGGACCAATTGACAATTTAAGCCGCGCTTACTTTGGGATTGACTTCCTACAACTTGATGATGATGAATATCCAGCTGATCCGGTTATAAATCCCGACAACGGAGAACTTAGACAACCGCAAGTGACACGAGCCTTTTATGGTGGTGAAGCAATCGGCAGCGTTACCTTTCACGATCTCCGAGGAGTCGCGGCGGGGTACTATCAATTACTTGAATCAAAGATGCTCGTGAAAGATTCTTTGAATCTTCCAAGTTCAGCCGGTTCTGATGTCTTCGACGTTCAAGTAAAATATTATGATCGTGAGTTAGGGGAGGAATCAATCCAATGGTTCAAGGCTTCACATCAAACCGTCGCGACTTTTGGCGGTTCTGATGTCGGCTATTTAATACACTTGGTTGATGATCCCGCAGACTTACGAAGATATAATAAATCATTCGGTGACTTCCCCGGTAATGATCGCGCAAGAATCACAATTGGCGCCCGTTTATCCCAACAAAGACCGGGGCAATTATTATTGAAGCTTTTAGAGTCGGGCGGCGGTGGTTCGGTTAATGGCTCTTATGATGTTCTTGGGTTTGGTTTAAATATAAATAACTCAGATATTAATGAAGCGTCTTTCTTGATGTATGACGCCCTTTCTAATCTATCTCTTGACCTTTTCATAAGCTCGGCAGATGTCCAAATTAGAGAAGTAGTTGACCCACTCTTAAAGATGATGAGCGCGGCGCTTGTTATGACTCGTTCCTCAAGTGGTAAGTCAAGAATAAGCCTTCAACCTTTAGGGGATGAGCGAGCGGCGGCAAGTAAAGCAACGATTAGCGCGGGTGAATGGATCGCGGACCCTTCGCCGGTTTGGGATATTTACGAGGACATCGTAACTCAAGTTAACTTTAAATATGATTATGATAGTAACAATCAGAAGTTCTTGACCGTCAACACTGTTAATAATCAAGAGGCGATGAATCGCTATGGAGAAGAGCGGGCCGCTATTGATCTTGACTTGTACGGTTATTCATCTGCTCAAATTGGATTTGGTTCTGGCGATTACTACACGGCCTTTTTACCTGTCTTTTCTCGGATCTTCAGAATATTAAGCGACCCTTTAAGAGTGTGGCGGGGATCAATCGGCACAGGTAAAAGCATATTCCTTGACGTTGGTTCATACTTGACCGTCTCAAGTCCACATTTAAAAGGCTACGGCGCAACTTATGGCGTGACTAATGGCGTGGGTCAATTGCGCTCGATTCGTCAAGAGTTGATGGGAGAGGGTGCAGAAGTTGAGCTGATTCACAGCGGGTTAAAATCAACCGGTTGGAATGCCGCCGCCGATGTGACATCAACGCTAACAAGTACAAGTGTTTTGATAAGTACGAACAACTACACAAGCACTGATATATTCGGCGAGACAGTAAGAGACGGTCAGTTTTTTCAAGCGGGCGATGTCGTCGATTATCTACCGCGCGGCGATGAAGACAACGCGATCACTGGCCTTGTAATATTGAGCGTGACAGGAACCTTTTTTAATACTGTGACATTTACAACGGCCCACGGCATAACGGCCACAGGCGGAACGATTGAGCCAACGGCCTACGGTTCCGCATCGACAAATCATAAGCAATATGCGTATATTGATCAGAACGAGGAGTACAGCTGATTATGCCAACTAAACAACAACTTGAGAGCGTTATTCTTGACCTTAAAGAGGACTTGAGGCGAATCAATCGCGAGCTTAATCAATTGTCGATTGATCTACCTGACGACTTGAGAAAGCCGCGCGGGGAGAAGGTTGTACCTAATGAGCGGGTCGAGACTGTACTCGAGCGATCAGAGAATGAGTTCAATCGTTTTGTAACCGAGCCAGAGTATGACGGCGATTACCAAAGGATAAACGCATACATTCAAGGTGAAGACGGTCTTGGGTGGAGTTGGGAAAGTGACTACACGCGCAACGGTCAGTTTGCATGGTGTGGAGCTTTTGCGGCTTTCTGTTATGCGGCGATAAACGCAACGATTAGAAAGCAGGTTTTCGCGAGCTGTTATCGACTTAGTGCGAATTGGTCAGGAACAAAGCGACACCGTGAAACATCCGACATCTTGCCCGGTGATATTGTCGTTGTGTTCACATCAGATAAGCAGTCGCCTAGTTATGGGAATCACATCACAATAGCTTTAGAGTCACCCGATACGAACGGCGACTTTAAAACCGTGGAAGGCAACGCTCACGGCGAATCATGCAAAGAGACGCAAGTTGAGGGCGTAATTCATCGCTCGCGCAATACTCAAAACGTCGCGGCGGTTTATCGTCCACTTGATGAGGATTATAGTTGATGTTGTTGAAGTTTGTTGGAGGGCGTAAAGCCCTTGCTTTTTATGCTGCGCTTATCGTGATCTTCGCTCTTGCGTGGACAGGTAAAGCAACCTCTGAAGTTCTCGGAGCTTTGGATACACTAAGTTTAATATATATAGGTGGTAACGTAATGAAAGCGAAAGTCACCGCCAAAAATGGAGGATTAAAAAATGATGCTTAACGCTGAATATCTAACAAAAAGCGGCGGCTATCGCGCGGTTTATCGTGGCTCTGCGATCTCTTCGACAGATTGGACAGATCTTTCAAGTGATGACTTTTACGATGTTTACACCGGCTCAGCCCTTGCCGCGTCTTTGACATTTCGATCTATCCAGATTGTAAACCGTGGCTCGTCTTCAATGTTTTTGAAGTACCGCGCGCGTGTTGGCGCGGGTGACTCGACAGCATACACAGAGGGCGTAATTCAGATCGAAGGTGGCGCGGAATGGTCAGACGACATCATTTTAAACGCGGGGCCAATTCAAACGATCGCATTTAAAAAAGGTGCGACCGGTGATGAGGTCTTGATGTTCGTCGGCTTCGACAAGGGGAATTAATATGAGCTTTAATTATACTCCACCAAGCGCGACAGGAACCGGCGGCCTTGAATACAAAGGAACCTTTGACGCTTCAACAGGTCTGCCGGATCTTTCAAACGCTGAGCAGGGCGATTTATATGTGATCAGCGTTGCCGGCACAATCTACGGTCAAACTTGGGCCGTTGGTGATCACCTTCTAATAAATGAAGACATGGGCGGCACGATCACCAATTCTAAAATAGATAAGGTTGATAATACTGACGCGGTGACATCTGTAAATGGTTTAGTCGGTGCAGTCGTTCTCTCTGGTGATGACATCGCCGCAGATCATACCGCGGTAAACTATACAGCAACAAACGCGAACATTGATGGACATCTAGCAGGGATAGATTCACAACTTGGAGCCGCCGCGCCTGTCGATAGTGTCAACGGTCAAACCGGCGTAGTAAATATTTACGCTGATGATTCAACGCTAAACATCGCCGGGTCAGGTCTTACTATCTCAGGCACCGGCGCAAGTTCAACACTTAACGCAGACGTGACAAGCGTTAACGGCGCAACCGGGGCGGTAAGCCTTGGCCTTGATGACTTAAATGATGTTACTTTAGGAACTACAACAAACGGCGACGTATTAACATATAATTCTGGTGTGTGGGAATCGAGCGCGGCGCCCGGTGGATTCTTAACCGCTGTTGTAGACGATACCACGCCACAGCTTGGCGGCCCATTGGACACAAACGGGCAATCAATCACAAGCGCGAGTAATGCTAACGTAACGATTGATCCGGACGGAACCGGCGACATTTCAACCGGCGCGGATATTATCCCAGACGCTGATTTTTCTTATACGATAGGTGATGAGGATTTTCGCTTCCATTCATTCGGTACACTCAACGGCGCGGTAAGATTCAAAGCCAAGAATGACAGCGGCGGCACGATGACACGCGGCCAAGTCGTTTATATCAAGGGCATCTCGGGAACCGTCCCGACTGTAGACCTTGCGCGAGCAAACGCGGCGGCCACAATGCCGGCCTTCGGTCTGGTTTGGTCAGCGACTGCAAACGATCAAGCCGAGGTACAGATAGTAACTTTTGGACAACTTGAAGACGCAAACACGAGCACGTTAACGCCGGTCAATTCTACTCTATATGTAAGCGCGGCAACTGCGGGCGCGTTGACTGTGACCGCTCCAACTGGTGAAACTAACTTTATTCAAAATATAGGGCGCGTTCTTCGAGTAGATGGAAGCGCGGGTGTAATTCGTGTAGGTGGCGCGGGTCGCTCGAACGCTACGCCGAACCTTGACACAGACAATATATTCATTGGTAACGCATCAAACCAAGCTGTAACAAAAGCGATTAGCACGATTGAGCTTGATGAGTTCAGCAACACAACGAGCGGCTTTATAAAGAACGTTGTAGAAGATACAACGCCACAGCTCGGCGGCAATATTGACACGAACAGTAAAGAGATCGTAAGCGTAAGTAATGCTGATATTGTCATAGCTCCGAACGGCACCGGCTCGCTTGTCGTAAAAGATGAGAAGAGTCTCAAGTTTAATGAGTCATCAAACACTTACAGCGTAGCCGTAAAAGCGCCGAATACTTTGACGGCATCTTACTCTCTCACATTGCCGGTTGATGATGGAACAACAAGCCAATTATTAAGCACCGATGGAAACGGCGTTTTAAGTTGGGCCGATGCTTTGCTTGTTGCTCAGAATCTCGCAGACTTGAACAACGTCGCAACCGCTCGCGATAATCTCGGAGTAGATGCGCGCCCAACTTATCAGAGTGTGAGTTCATCACCTGTTACAGGTGCGATTAATTATCACTATTCAGTAGATACGAGCGGCGGTGCGATTACCATCAACTTGCCCGCGATAAGTGGACTAAGCACAGGTCAGCGAATTTATATAAAACTGAAGACCGCTGGGAATGACTTGACCTTGACGCCAGACTCTACGGCTCCGGATTTTATAGACGGTCAAAGCTCTTACGTTTTAGACGTTCAACATTCAGCTTTGACTTTAGTCGTGGGAGCGGGTTCGAACTGGGAGATTATTTAAAATGTCCCACAATTTATACACGATCAACAACGAGGGCGGCGATGTAGTCAGTTATCACGGCGCGAGCTTAGGTATTCTGTATTTGGGCCGTGGATCTACTCAAAATTACCCGGCCACTTTAACAACCGGTGATCTTTTCGAGTGGTATGATTCAAACCCGATTAATACGCTCGGCGCAACTTTAAGAACTGGCAGTGCTACAGATTGGTATGATCAGATCACATTACCCGCCGGCACATATAGATTCATGAATTATGTCAGCGCTCCAGTGCTTGATCCCACGGGAATTTATCGTTTACGCCTCGCTGAAAATGGAACAGTTAATAATTACGGTGTGATTAAATTAACAGGTGCGAATACATCGAATGAGGATCCGTATAATTTCCCGTATGATTTAGATTTTACAAATACATATACTAGTTCTGTGAATATCACTTTTGTTTGTGATCCCACAGGGACCGCATCAATAGCGACAGGAGCAACTACACGTCAGAGGATAAGTGAATCACAGTTTTTATACATTCGGAGGCTTGCGTAATGTCTCACAATATATTGAAGTACAATGCTAATTCATTTGATGTAAACAGCAATAGAACAGAGACAGCGACAAACCTGACTTATGGATTTATACAGGATGAAGACGCACCAACGCCCACGGTTTCTTATCCTCGAAATTTTGTAACCGGTCAGAGTGTTTTAATTTACAAATCAAGAGTAGATAATAACTTTTCGACTACTGATGTAGAGTTTAATGATTGGCCAACAAACACCAATTTTATCAACTCAGTGACACTAAAAACAAACGGTGTTTATGCTGTCCATGGTTTCGCAAGATTTCGCTACAATTTAGCTGATTCTCTGGTCGGCTATCAGGGCTTCGGTCTACATGACGGGACTAATTATGTATCGAATCAGTTCTATCATCAATATAATGAACAAGATTATATAAGTGACCCTAACCTATACACTATTGTTCAAGTAACTGGGGGTGTCGCTGTAACTATGTATATAAGAATTATTACTATTGATGATTCATATATAAATAAAACCGCGCCTCGTCGGTGGAATTATTTACATGTAGAGAAATTACAATGAGTCATAATATAGAATCAATCCAAGGTGAAACGCCTAATGTTTCATCAGAAGTTACCGGCACATTAAGCAATAGTCAGACACTGGGTTACATGCTGAACTACAGCACTGGTCAGACGAGAAGCACTAGCGGAAATTACGGAGCAAATGATTACTACGACTTCTGGACAGGTGCTGACAATTACAGCGGATTGGGTACGCTCGGCGGTAATTATGTAACGCTCCCAAGAGGTCATTTTTTTGTTTTGTGCGCGCCTACGTTCGGCGATAAAACATCCAGCTCGGGCAATAACGAAGCGCGTATGCAATGGGTAAAGCATGATGGGACACCGGCGAATGATGAGGCGATCGGCAATTTATCGAGCGTAAATCTTGATTATGTTGAACCGACTTATCCAAGCACTGGAAAATGCGCAGCATATGTAGAGGGGCCTTGCGAGATAAGATTAAAGTTTATATCTATTCCCGCGGGAACATTTCCAAAAGCGGGGACTGAGACGAACAAATCACCGTTTTTCTTATATATTCAAAGGATAGCGTAATGTTATTAACACAGGTTAAAATGGATCAATCTTTAGTTGTTGGCGAGTTTGTTCAATGGGACACACAACAGCTGATGTTTGTTCGCTGTACTGATCACGTCAACATGATTGGTGTAGTTGATCAACCGCCGGAACTAGTCAACGGCTCATATATTGGCGTGATTCGACAAGCCGGGGTTGCGTCAGCGATTGCGGGCGAGGATATACCCGAGGAGGGCGGGCCGCTTGGAGTTGATGCGAGCGGGCGCGCTATTATATCAGCTGATCATTCTTGCGGCTTGATTCAAGCGCAACCCTACGGACAGCCGCCAAGGCTTGCCGGTGATCGTGTCGTTGTTTGGTTACGATGAGCCGCCAAGACTTCGAAGCTTATCTTATATTCTTTTTCGTCTTTTTCTTTACCTGCTGTGTGTTTCTTTGGGCGCATCTAATATGAATCTTGACCCCTTTAAAAAATTAGTTGATGACCTTGGCCGCGTGGTTGCGGGTGTCTGTGTACTCGTCGGTTTTATGATGTTCTTTTCATGGTGTACAAGTTGTACAAAGAAGGACGAGACTCGACTAGAGACTTGCACAGCAGAGAAAAGCGCGCTCGCAACTTGCCAAGGTGACCTGGTAACAGAGCGAAAGAAAAGAACCGAGGCGATAAACGAAGCGGTGAAGAAAGCGCGAGCTGAAGAACAGGGGCTTTGTCAACAACGCATCAATGATCTAACAAGCGGAGCCGAGCAACTACAATGCGAGCTATGCTGCACGTTCTCTCTCTTGCCCGCCAATGGAGGTAAAAGTTGTGAGTAGTTTTATATTATATTTAGTTTATCCAGTGTTTGCAGTTGGTCTTAATATTCAGCCCTTCACGATCATTGATTCATTGACGATTGACGTTGCATACCTTCCCAAAGGTCACCGGGCGCCGTTCGCCCTGGTCGCTGTCGATCACCAACAATTAAACAAAACACGCGACTATATCGCCGCGCTTAAGGCTTCACATCAGTTGACAATTGAGAGCATCGATAAGCGCTATCAAACTGATATAATCGATCTGCAATTGAAGACATCCAAGCAACTTCAAGCGCTCGAGGTTGATCTTAGTCACAAGGCGCAGCAGATCAAAGAGTTGACGCTTGAAAAAGAGGAGATCGACAAAGAGCATAAGCTTGAGTTAAAATCTTATTATTGGCATAACCTAGGCCTGAGCGCCGCTCTTGGCGCGTCGATAATCTGGGCAATCTCTGCGAGTATTTAAAATGGATGTAGTCTCTATCTCTTCAGTTGCTTCTATTGTTGGTGTAATCGGCGTTGGCTTCTCTGTACTTAAAGAGAAAATCAAACACGCTGAAGAAATGGGGCAGATTAAACAGCAGATCAGAAGTCTCGAAGCGCGAATGACTGAGCAAGCGGGCCATGTCATGGGGATACGCGGCGTTCTTGAAACATCGAATACAGACATAAGAAACGACATAAGCCAAATACAACAGAGCATTGTAAGGCTTGAGGCGTCAATCACTCAGATCATTAATTCAGTCACTGAGCGCCGCTGATTATCGTTTGAAGGTGTCGCGGTATTTCTTATAGAGTTCTTCAACTTCTTGACCATACCCGGCGGCCCTTAGTTTCTCAGACAAACTATTAATGACGGCTTGGTCTCGTTGGCCTTGGTTGTAAGTGTAGGTCTGAGGATCGAGCGTGTACCAATCCCAACGATGGAGCATCATCGTGCGGGATAAAATCAACAAGTCAGTTTTAAAAGGGGATGTCATTATATTCCTCGTCGTTGTTCATCGCGTCATTAATCGCGCTCGTGATCATGCTCCATAAGCCCCAATCGGTGAACGCTGACTCATTATGATAAGCGTCTATGATAGTCTCTCTTACATCATCGCTGACAATCCCTAGACCTTGATTCATGGCAAGGTTGCACTCTGCAAATATTGGGTTACTCCATCGCTCAAGTAGTCGGCTCGCCCTCGTCGCTTCATCTCGAATCTCATTCAAGTAATCGTTTGAAGCAAGATCAAGCCGCTTGAGTAGGTCAGTGAATACGAGCGTATCTTTTTCTTTTAACTCTCGTAACGCTTTTAATGATGTATCTATCTTTACGTTATACTCTGCGCTAACCGCTCCAAGTGGTGAACAGAAGAGCTTATAAAAAGCGTTAAGTTTAAAGTCGCTCGTGATGAACTCAGCGCGAGGAACATATAAGCGCCAAACCTTCATAGCTTGTCTTTCATTAATTACGCCGCGGTTTGCTAGTTCGTTGTCCAGGTCTTCAAAGTCAATCGTGACCGGCGCATCATCTGGAACACTTGGAACTTGAACCGGGCGCGGCGCGGCCTTGGGAATCGGCTGTGCTTTTGGCTTTGGTGGTTGTGTTGGCTCTGGCGGCGGTACTGGTTGCGGCGCTCGGCTTGGTCGTTTCACTTTAACTTCCTCTCCTAAACTCTCCGCTTGAATCTCTGCGCGTTCATCTTCGCTCAAGTCTGTACTGTCAGCGATCTCATCAGCCGAGTATATGCCGCTGACAACATCGGGAAAGACAGCACGAAGAGCCATGGTCATGGCGCGAGCGCGTAACATTTGCATGGGCATTGATTCCCACATTCTGCCGCGGGCGATGCCTTGACGTGTGGCCATTTCCATGTTGAAGGTGAACTCATGTATTAAAGTCTTAGGCTCATCATTACGAGCGCAAGAGATAGTACAGTGATCATTATCCCATGATTCAATTTTGATGAAACGACAGCGGCCAGAGTTGCGAACGATTCCCGCCATAGCGTCAGCACCTAGCGCGGGTGTGTCTCTTATCACATAACCTTGTTGTGCAGTGATCGCCATATTCGAGCCGAAATGATGGCCAAAGGTTGCGTGTAATCTCAATAGATCAAGCGGTTGTTTGTTCTTAGTCGCGAATATCTGGGCAAGCTCTTTAGCTTCGTCAAGCGTCGATGGTGTGTAAATATTTGTGTATTGCATAGCGTCTCCTTTTTGCTGTGCTGTTTAATTAATGGTGCGCTTTGTACATCATGTAAAAGTAAGTGATTGCGGCGATTGCGCCAGTAATAAAAATGATGTGTTCAAACCAGTGAGATTTGATCTCATCGACGAGCGCGTTTAATTCTTCTTGGGTGTCGGGGCCTATCATTTGTTTTCCTCGGGTCGAAAGTCTGAAGGGTTGAAGTATGGTTCTTCAAGTAGTGAATTGACTTCATGAGCCAATAGACGAGCAAGAGCTTTACTCGGTCTTGAATAGTTACAGATTATACGGCTGATGTAATTCTCATTATGTCCAACTCGCATGGCAAGTTTTCGCACACTTATAATGCTTTTTAATGCTTCACGTTTTTGATCATTCATATGATCCTCCTTTCCTGACCATAATTATATACATCTTATCTTTAGTCAAGAATAATTTTACTTGCCAGTAAGACTTTTCTTACCTATAGTGAAGATAAGAAAGGAGGATGAGTTGAAGATTCATCATTTACAAAGAGCGATAAGACGCTCGAAATTATCAATCACAGAGCGTGTTTTGCTTAGCGCCCTTGTTGATCTGGTCGATTGGCAATCATGGCAAGGTGAAACGAAGATTAAGACGATCATGTATGAAACCGGATTAAACAAAGCGACTATTTCCAGAAAGCTCAATACCCTTGAAGATCGAGGGTTTATAAAGCGAGTCAATCAAACCGACCACCGAGGATATAAGGAGAGCTTATACATTATAAATATAAAAGAGGTAGAAACTCAATTATCTAGCTTTTTCCCGCAGTCGCAGAATGCGACCCCCTATATGCAGAAAGAGACCCCCTCGTCGCAGGGTGCAACCGATCAGTCGCAGAGTGCGACCCCCTATATGCAGAGTGAGACCGAGCGGTTGCAGAGAGAGACCAAGCGGTCGCAGAGTGCGGATACTAATATTCTATCTTCTTCTAATTCTTCTCTACCTAATAAAAATTCTATTTCTTTCAATAACTCAAAAGACGCGCAAGGCGCGAGCAAGGAAGTGCGGAGATACCCGAAGGGTCATTTTTGCGAGGGAGCAGTAATTGTCGATGGTGATGATTGGGTTCCTGAGAAAAAGACAAACAATAGACAAGCATGGATTGAAGGAGGTTGGACACCTCCAACACATGAAGAGATTTTAAAGGATTATAACAAATGAACAAACTCGACTTATCCGAATTACTCGACTACTTCAGAAACTGTGAACCATCACCCGCCCCTGAGCCGTTGCCGAGCTTGGAAGGAATGACAGTTGACGATCTCTATTCAAAGAACTTGACCGCTCATCGATGGGATGAAGAGGAATCAAGGAATGTGATCACAGTACCCAAATTTAAAAACTGTAATCGTTGCATGGAGGGCTATGTGAATCACCCAACTCAAAACGCAATGATGACCTGCCCTCATTGCCTCGGACCTTGGCGCAAGTCAAAGCGGGTTGAACGTGCACGGCTTCCAGTTGATGCGAAGGGGAAAACCTTTTCTAATTATCAAATGGTCGGGCATTTTGGACGCATCGCGAACGCGATTAATAAATGGAGCGAGCACAGAGAGAAACAGATGGGGCCGCTTATCTATGGCCCTCCCGGCACTGGAAAAAGTCATTTTGCTTATGCTGTCGCTCATCAGCTTTTATGGAAAGATTTTAAGGTACGTTATGCGACTCATAACAGTCTACTCGATCTTGAGCGCGCTACCTGGAACGACAAGACCCGCAAGTCACCCCTTCGAACGCTTTTAAAAGATGTCGACGTCTTGATCTTGGATGAGGTAGGCGGTGTTGGTGGTGGTTATGGTCGTGTCACAGATTGGGAGAAGAAGACAACGAGCGAGATGTTAGACAACATCTACCGCAAATGGTCAGCGGGTGAGCTTTACGTTCTCTTCATCAGCAATGTTCCACTTGAGACTTTTATGAGGACATATAACCAAGCCCTTCAAAGCCGCTTACAAGAGATGATCAAGCCGGTGTTTATCAACATGACAGATAAAAGGATTAACTAATGAACGACCAGATCGACAATCTTAAAGTTACAAAGCCAGAGAAGAACGATCAAAAGCTTGTTATCGGCGAGCGGATGACGATTAAAGGGATTCATCTTTCGAGCGAGTATGAAGACAACGAATATCGAGCGCGGGTTCAATACAACGGATTCCCGGTTTTCGTGAGGTATAAAGGCGATCGACACACCGCAGCACATCTTGGCGCTTATACAAAAGTTGCGGATAGAATGACGGTTACCGGGGTAATCGGTGAAGAGTTGATTGATGTTAAGCCGCGTAAACAACCGTGGAGACAGATGACGATCACGATTGAAGGGACTGATGACGTGCGCGTTTTTGGTCGCCATGACTTCAGCCACATCAAGCCTTACGCCTCAGAAGTTTATAAGCGACAGAAGAAAGAAGAGGAGAGGAAAAAAGAGAAAGAAAATAATTTTTAACTTTTTTTAAAATTATATTTGACGTTAATAAAAGTTAATGTTAGATATAGATCATCAACAACGAACAGCGGCAACGCAAAAAGCAAAAAGGAAAAAAACATGAAATACAGATTAGCCGAAAGCACACTCAGAAAGTACGACGCTCAACAACTTGCAAACCACTTCGAAAGGATTCAATTCAAGTTCGATCTTCAGGTCTACAGAATTGATCGAGCGTATAACAGCCTTTATGAATTGGGTGATGATGGATACCGGTACATTGGGACTCTGAGCAAGCATAACTTGGAAGAGGAGTTGTATTCTCTCTACTTTGCAGTTGAAGAAAGTATTTCAAAGGCTTGCAATTAATTATAAATTAAATTAACGTTAGCTCGAACAAAGGGCGAAACGATGACAGAAGAGAAAAAAGCAAAGCTCAAGGCTCTTACTAAGATTAAACTGCTCGCAGATAAAGCGGGCATTCATCACGTTTATCTTTCAAGAATCTTGAAGGGTAAAGAGCAAGCGAGCGCAGAACGCGCGGAGCTACTCGCAAACCTCGCGAATCAATTAACATTACAAGAGGGTTATTTCGTACCCTCAGATTTTAGAGAAGAAGAAGGATAAACAGAATGAGTCAATCAGATAATACAAGCGGAGAAACAATCCGTAAAAAATTTCTTAAGAAGTATGTCAACGCTTTGAAAATATTAAGATCAATTGAGGAAAAGTTAATTGAAGAAGGTCATTTTGATGACTTGCAAGATAACGCAAGCAAAAGACAACTTGAAGAATTTAAGAGATTTCAAAGAGTGAGAAAGACAAGGATTAACTAAATATGAAAACACTTGGCCACTTGAGGGTTGTTGGCTACGTCACCGGTGACCCAAAGCTAGAGACGAGCAAAACAGGAACATCATATTTGAAGTTCTCAATTCGTTGGTATGAAAACCGCAAAGATTCAGACAAGACTATGTTTATGGATTGTGTCGCTTTTGGACTGACTGCGGAGTATATGGCCCAAAGACTTGAGAAAGGCGCGCCCGCTTATGTCGAGGGCGAGCTTATCAATGATCGGTGGGAGGATGACCAGGGGCGCAAGCGCGATTCATGGTGTATTAAAGTCCGTGAGTATGTAGCGCTTTCAACAGTACAGCGCGAGCAGGGGCAACAAGCGCAGCCTTTCAAGCGTGAAGAGAAGCCGGTTCAAGCTTTGTGGGGTCAATCTTCACCTTCAAATGATAGTTGGAGCAAGGCCAATGACCGACGAAATGATCCATTCTAGCTCATTGTTGATCGACGTAGCGCGCGAGCTTTTACGAGATCAGCCTAAAATGTTCGCTCGTATTGAGTACGCTTTGACGCTGTCGATTGTTGAAGAGTTGTTTAAATATCGCGGTCAATCTGCGGAGAAGATCGCCGAGCGCTTGAACTGGGAAGAGTCAAGGGTTGAGGCTTTTATTAATGATAATTGGAGCCGTTTAAAATTATGAAAAGTGATCTTGAAGGACTAGCAGAGAGAGAATCAATTCGGAACAATAACGCGCCTGCACAGACGCGCGCGCCCGCGCCCGTAGAAGCTAAATTAAAAGATCCAAGATTCATTGATTGTCTTGAGCGAATTAAAATGGGTCAGTCTATTCGTGGAGCTTGCGGGTTATCCAAGTTATCAACCTCTACACTTTATGAATGGATTGAAGCCCACCCAGAAATAAAAAAGATAGTTCAAGACGCAAAAGATGAAGGTCTAGGAAATATTGAAACGCGGTTTATGATGGGCAGTGATAGCGACAACCCGACCGATTGGCGCGCGATGTCTTGGATGTTGGCGCGTAGATTCCCCGATGCGTACGGAGAGAAGAAAGAGTTGACGGTAAGCACTAATGAAGGCGCTCAAAAACAATTAGAGATGGTAAGCGCGATGATTGAGCAGACTAGTGAGCTGATGAATGAAGGTGACGAGTAAATATAAGCCGGGTTATCAATATCTAACTGAAGAATATTACCAAGTAATACTCAAGAGGCGGCGGTTGAAGCGGGCGAATGAATCACCCAGAGAGAAAGCTTTAAGGCGTAAACAGTTTAGAGAGTATCAAAAGGAAAGGCGGCGGTTGATCAATGAACGAAGCAAAGCGGCAATACTTGAAGATGTCAGAGGCGCAATATCAGAAGAAGTTAAGACAGCGCAGATTGAAGCGAGCCAACGAGACGCCAGAGGAGAAAGAAGCACGGCGCAAGAAGTTCAGAGAGTATCAAAGGGAATATCGAAAAAGGCAGAAGACATGAGCAGATACAACGAGGTGCGAAGAATCGCCAAGGCGACGAGCTACGAAGAAGATTTAGAAAAAGAAGAGGCTCGCCGCGCTCAACGGCTTAAACGTTATCGTGAAGACGGCGGCAGAGAGCGAAGGGCGCAAGCGTACCGAAACCGCAAGCGCTCGAAGCCTTCTTTAATAGATGAGCCGAAGCCATCAAAACCGGTGATTGATCGTTCAAATGATGTTTATCGAAAGGTCGCGACAAGGGCCGCGATTGCTTATATGGAGTTAACGCCAGAACAGAGACTTGAGCGGATCCGGCGAGCATACGAGGGCAGATGAATAGAAGAGCATTGATTAAACCGGCGGGGCTTGCATTCGCTTATTTTGGACATAAGATGAAGTATATTAATCGTTATCCAGTGCCAAAATATGACCATATTATTGAACCATTCGCGGGCGGCGCGGGTTATGCTCTGAGATATTGCGACCTTAAAGTGACGCTTTACGAACTAGATGAAAAGGTTTGTATACTATGGGATTATTTAATCAATGCTTCTGAGGCTGACATTTTAGCGCTTCCGCTTTTAAAGGTTGATCAACATCTTGAAGAATTGAATTTAACTGGTGGCGCTTTGGAGCTTGTCGGTCGTTGGATTAATCCGCAAAGCGCTACAATTCAAAACAGATTTTCACCAGTACATAAGAAGTCAATTTTAGAGAATGAGAACGATTCAAGATATTGGGGAAGATCAAGAAGATATAAAATAAGTCAAATAGTAAAAAGGCTTAAGCACTGGAGGATTATAAATAAAAGTTACATTGAAGCCGTAAATACTAAAGCGTCATGGTTTATCGATCCGCCGTACGCTTCAAAAGTAAGTAAAAAATATAATCATCATACAATTGATTATGATCAACTCGCTTCTTTTTGCAGATCTCGAAAGGGTCAAGCGGTCGTTTGTGAGAATACTGATTCACCTCAATGGTTACCGTTTCGTGAATTGTTGACGCTGTCAGGAGGAAAGCAAGACCAAGGTAAAAAGAGAAAATCAACAGAGGTTTTATGGTGTAGCAATGATCAAGATTATCCCATGCAACAACAATCTCTCTTATGAAACTTGAATACACCGCGCTACAAAAAGAATTAATAGCGGCGATCACTCAGAAGAATGCTTTTGTAGCTGTTCGCGCGGGTTGGGGAGCGAGTAAAACAAGCGCGCTCGTGTTCGGTCTTCTTTATGTAGCAACGTGGCGACCGGGTACAAGTTCACTATTGGTCACAGACACCGCGCCGCGTTATCGTTCTGTTTTAGGTCCGGAACTTGAAAAGTGGTTAAGTCCTCTTGGTTGGACATACAATCAACTAAAAGGGGAGTGGAAAGATCCAAATACAGGGAGTTCCATTTGGTGCCGTTCATACTTTCGACCGGGTACGAAGGAGAGCACTAGCAACCCGCTCGAAGGGTTGAACATCACTTCCGGCTTTGCCTTTATTGATGAATGTCAGGTCTTTCCATCGGCTGAGGTTGCATACAAAGCTTTAGGCCGTTTAAGATCTGGCCCTAGTCCTTGCCTTGTGATGGTCGGCTTACCTGTGAGCGATGCTTGGTGGGTCAAGCTTGCCGAACAAAGCGGCGGGCGCTGCTTGTTCTATTCTTCGCACGTCAACAAAGCTAACTTAAGTGATGAATGGTTTGAAGCTGTCAAGCATTTACCCGAGGCTGAACGGCTCGCGATGATCGAGAATAAACCGCAACCGCCGAGCGGTCTTGTGTTGTCGGAATGGACAGAAGGACACGTTATAGACAACTGGAAATATCGCGAACATCTTCAAGGGCGAATAGCAATAGACTGGGGATTCAGAAAGCCTAGCGTGTTGATCATTGTTCACGATCCAGACTTAAACGCAGACATAATCTGCGGAGAGTTGAACCCGCGCGAAGTGAGTCTTGATGACTTAGCGCAATTGATCATGGCCATAGCTTGGCCGCGAAAGATCAAACAATATGCACCGTCGCCGCGCATCTGGCTTGATGATGGAGTGGCAGACAAAGCCGGGGCCGCTCGATCAGATCACTCTGGTATATCTGCCTTTCGACATCTTGGAAGCGATCCACCGAGAGGAATAGGGCTTCCTTTGAAGTGGACGACTGACCCAATCAGAACCAACATTTTAAACGGAATACAAAAACTGAAACGCGCGCTCGCAAGAAAAGAATACTTAATTACTCGTGAGGTTTGGGAAGCGGGCGATCGAGCGCAGGGTAACAGCTTGCGTAAATCAATCATGTCTTATTCATGGGCCAACACTAAAGACGAGCCAGTAAAGGACGGTCGAGAAGATCCCATTGACGCGCTACGATATGATTGTATTTTCTGGCGGTGGAATGATGACATTGAAAGAGCCATGTCAAGAGTGAAGGCGAGAGGGGCGAGCAGATCACGGCGGGTTAAAGTTGGCGGTCGAAAGTTTATTGACTTCTGATTGATCATTGTTTATCTTTCTTTTAGAGTTCTAGGTCGGTAACCAAAGCTCTTGAAAAGCACTTATTGGCGTAGGTGCTTTTTTTTATTGACTTATGATTGATCGTCGTTCACCTTGCTTATCCCGACTGTTTACCAAAGAAGTTAAACCGACCTGAGGCCGCAGTCGGGTAGAAAAAAAGTCCACTTTGAAGAGCGACTCTTGCGGGTCGCTTTTCTTTTTTGTATATATTGAGCAACTCCTTTTTGCTTCGCTCGCGGCTTCCTTCCTCGCGGGCGTTGCTGTTTAAGGTGCTTGACATTTAAAGCGATTATATTCACTTAATTAAAAAGAGGTGAACATATGATCAACACTGAGCGCGATCCGGAGCATATGCCCGCTTATACTCCACGGTTTACGATTAAGGGTATAACAGGGACCAATTTAGCTAGTGGCTCAATCGTTGGTAAAGAACAGAATCCAAAGTTAACCGGGAAGAATTGGGTACTCGAAGCTGAATCAATGCTATCAAGTGATCCAATCGTTCGCCGCTCTTGGACCATGCTTAGGCAGACTTTGTTAAGTGCATCATGGCGCTTTGAGTCAGCTAATCAAGGTGATCCTGTCTGTGATGAGTTGGCGCGATATGCTAATGAGGCTTTCGGCCTTGATGGGTACAGCGGCCAGATGTCTTCAAGTTGGGAAGAACAGTTAAGCTATCTATGGGAGTTCGTGCCGCTAGGCTATCGATACGCTGAAGAGATCTACAAAGTCGGACCGGATGAAAACGGACGCGTTAAAGTCTGGCTCGATCGATACGCAGACCGGGAGCCAAGCGCCCATCAAAAATGGTTGAGCCGAGACGGCCAACAGTTGGACGGCGTTTACCAAGACATGGTCGGTCATATCGTACCGGAGCCGATACCATCGAATAAAATGATACTGCTCACCTTGAATAAAACAGGTAGCAACTTTGAAGGCGTTGGTATGCTGCGCTCGTGTTGGTGGTGGTGGCGAACTAAACAACGTGTATCTAATATGATGCTGGTCGGTTTGGATCGTTGGGCGGTTCCTACTCCCAAGGTATCAGTCGACCGCTCAGTTGCTGAACAACAGGGCTACACTCAATCAGACATCGAAGCGATGATTGATGAAGCTGAGGCGCAAGCGCAAAACTTTTTAAGCGCTGAACAAAGTTATTTAGTCGAGTCAGCCGCGGTCAAGTTTGATAATTATTCAGTTATGCCGAACTTATACAGTCAAGGCCCGATTGATATAATTACAAAATGTGATTCACAAATAGCCGCTTCATTCCTCGCCCAATTCGCAGACCTCGGCAACACCGAAACCGGCTCAAGGTCAGTTGGTGAGATTCACTTAAGCGTATTTAGAAGAGCGGCAATTAATCTTTGTGATCTAGTCGCGGCGGTGGTAAGTGGACCAGACAGAAGAGCGGCGGGAACAATTGGCCGGTTGATTCAATGGAATTACGGACCAATGGACCCCTCCAAACTTCCAAGGCTTACACATCTAGGTCTTGATACAGATGACCTTGCCGAATCAATGGGCATGTTGCCCGGACTCGTTCAGTCTGGTCTATTAACTCCAGATGATGAACTAGAGCGAGCATTACGCCAAAGACTAGGCGCGGGCGATCTTCCAGAAGACGCAGTAAGAACACCAAGGGAAAGAGCGGCGAGCGCTCGAAGTGGTAACGCAAGCGCGGCAACTTTAGCTGAAGAGATCATAAGGCGGCGCAATGTCTAAAAGAACCATCGCGCAAACACCGGCGCCCAAAAAAGACAGGATCAAAGGATCGCGCAAGAATCCAAAAGGGAGCGCAAGCGGTAAGCGTGGAAGTATTGAGATCGGAGCCGATACGGAAAAGGCTTTAGTCAATGCTCGCGATAAGCACAACAAACGGTATAGAGGCGCGGGAAAGACTGTCGATCTTGGGACACTTAAAGCGGTATTTAGGAGAGGTGCGGGCGCGTTCTCAACTTCTCACCGTCCCGGGATGAATCGCAATCAATGGGGCCTTGCTCGTGTCAAAGCTTTCTTAAAGTTGGTAGGTACTGGCGAGCGTAAAGAAGCTTATAATACTGACCTTGACTTGCTACCTAAAGCTCACCCGCAATATAGAGCAGATAAAGAGACTCTTTTAGCGGTTCCCAAGAAGTATGATCATATTGACTTTGTACCGCCCAAAGGCGCGCAAGATGCGGCCGAGAGAGCATTAAGAATCAGAGCATCAAAGCCGATGAGTCAAAGAGGGATGACCGCTATCGGTATCGCTCGCGCTCGCGATCTTAAAGCCGGTAAAGCTTTATCACCCGAGACCGTGCGGCGCATGCTCGCATACTTCACCCGGCATGAAGTCGACAAAGAAGGCGCAACCTGGAAGGACTACGGCAAGGGCCGTCAAGCTTGGCTTGGATGGGGCGGTGATGCCGGCTATCGATGGGCGCAGAAAGTGGTCAATCAAATGAATGATGCAGATAAAAAACAACAAGCTTTAAGAGCATATGGTGAAGCGGTTTTACTTGGTGAAGTTGGAGAATATAAAGTACCCGACGGTTTAACAGTTGGTAAGCCTTTCAAGACTTTAGGACTTGGCCAAGTATCAAGCCGCATGAATGGTGAGAAGATCGGGAACGCGATCACATCAGATCTACTCGAAGAGATGCGGCGCGTATATTATGCCCGGCGAGAAGCTGACCCGGTTATAATTGATTGGCAGCATGCTACTAGTCCTTTCAACGGTGGACCGCCGGCACCGCCTGAGAGCGGGAACGCCTTAGGCTTAATAGTCGATCTTGAATTAAGAGAAGATGGACTCTACGCAATCCCCGCATACAACGAGCGCGGGCTTTCAATTGTTAGAGACGCGGGCGGAGTTCTATGGTCCTCGCCTGAGTATCTCGACGGTGAAGTCTACGCAAGAGAAGGCGGAGAAAAAATCGGTGACGCTCAATTACTAGCGATCACCCTTACCCCCAGACCTGCTCAAGCATCAACACAGCTTGAGCCTGTAACATTAGGAGAAAAGTTTATGGAAGACATAAACGAAATGTCAATTGACGAACTCCGAGATATGCTACGAGCCAAGCACGACATGGTTCTTGAGCTTGAAAAGCGTGTAGCGGAGATGACCAAAAAAGCAGAGGCGGCTGTTGAAGCCCAACTCGACACTGAAAAGGAAGAGATGGGCGAATACAAAATAGAAGTTGAAGAGATGGAAGAGAAGAAGGAAGACGAGCCAAAGAAGATGGCTGAGTCGGTCGCACACTCTGAGAATCTCCAACTCTTAAATGAGGTCAAAGCATTACGCGAGCAACTTTTAAAAGTTGAGGCTGAGAAGTACGAGACAGCAAAGAGCGCGGCAATCAATACCCTTTTAAGTGAAGGCAAGATTGCACCGAGTGCAGAAAGCGCCGCTCGTGACGCTTACGACCTACGCGACACCAAGCCCGCACTATGGGCGCATTTCTCAGAGGCCGCGCCGGTTGTACCAATGAAAGAGATTGGACACGGCGCAAGCGCTGAAGAGATCACAAGAGAGAACCTAGCGGCTAGATTAGCCGAAGAAGCGAAGACAAAGAATATTTCTTTCTCTGAAGCTTTGCATCAATTCCGATCAACTAACCCTGATCAATACGCTCGCATTTACGGAGGTTAACCCATGGCTGAGCAAAACATCGTAAAATCATATATTGCGGGCGGTACTATAACTGAGTTCGCCCTTGTTAAACTTGCTACTGATGGAGATGTCGAAGTAGCGGGCGCTTCTGATGGTGCAAACATCATTGGAGTCGCTCAACGTGCAGCATCGGCCGGAGACATTGTCGACGTAGTTGTTCACGGTCTTACACGCGCAGTGATCGACACAGCGATTGACTTAACAAGCGCGGTGGCTCTACCTGTTCAATGTGGGCTTAATGGTCACCTTGATGCTAACGCTTCTGGCGGTTATGGCATTGGGTACCTCATCCCTGCTAAAGCAAATCTCGCGCTCGCTAGTGGTGAGCAAGTCGAGATCATTTTCAACGGTCCTAAGACCCCACTACCATAAGAGAGAAGGTGATCTAAAATGGCTAGTTCATATAGTAATATACATCCAGTAGACGAGATTCTATCAAACCTTGCAATCGAAGCGGTTCAAGGTGATGATTCATTCATTGCAGATAAAGTCTTTGAGACTGTAGCAATCCCTGAGCGAAGCGGTACTCTTCTTATCGAGAATAACCGCAACTTCACCGGAGCCGGTGCAGGTCTCGACAATCAAAGAGCGCCCGGCGCTGATCGTCAGTTATTAAGTGGATTCGATCGAAGTAACACCACTTACAAAGCTAACATCTTTTCATGGCGTGATGGCATCGCGATGGAAGATATTTTTGATTCGCAATACCCCGGATCAGAGGAGCAACGTATGGTTCGCAAAGTTGCGCGAGCTATGCAGGTTTCACGTGAAAAGCGTTGCGCTGATCTCCTGTTCAACTCTACAGAGTTTCAGACAGCGGCTTGTACAGCTCTCCAGACTGGGACCAAGTGGGACGCAACCGGCGCGAATCCGTTGACCGATCTACACGCCCTTAAAGACACTGTCTTTGATAACTCAGGCGGAATGAGCGCGGATTCTCTTATTTTGGGTCGTGGCGTATTCCGTACTTTAGCGCGTAACCCTGAGATTCGCGGATACGTTGGAGCAACTGGAAGCGGGCTTGCTAGTGGTCAATTGATCCTTAGCAATGAGGCAGTTCTTGAGGTACTTCGATCAGTGCTCGGAATCCCGAACGTTTACGTTGCAAACGCGATCAACGACACAGCACCCGCGGGCGCGGCTTCTTCTGAGTCTCAGATCTGGAACACCGAGCAGGTGTTTATGGGTATCTTGCGCGGTGGTGATGCACTCGTAAACCGAAACGGCGTTAAGATGGGGCCGATGGCCGCTATTAACTTCCGCTATGGAGCGATGCAAGCGGGCGCTTATGACAACGAGCAAAAGACCCGCCGCTACGTTTGGAGCGAAGAGATCGAGACTTTCAAGAAGATTGATAGTAACTTCGGTTTCGTTGTTACAGACTGCTTGACTTAAGGGTCTCTTGATGCTGTGCCGTAGTTGTGGACTCGTTAACCTACTCGCAGAAAAGCGAGATGCTGACGTACAAGCCATTGAAGAGCTAAGACGTCAAGCGGAGAATGAGCCGCCACTACTCGCACAGATTACACTTGCACAAGTGGAACAACTTGAAGCACAGGTAGCGGTTGAGAAAGCCCTTAAAAAAGGATTATCTCAAGCGCGTAAAACACTAAGAAACCAGATCAAGCGCGACCTTGACGCGGGTATACCTGCGGACAACTGGTTATTAATGAGCCGCGACGAGCTTATTAATTATATTTTAAATGGTGGTATGGGAGAAGTCGTTGACGGCTTTCTTGATGCCACAAACACGGTTTACGATCTCACTCTAAAACAATTATCTTTAGAGGGATTAGATCTTGACCCGGCAACATTGGCGCTCGATCGCGAGCGTTTAAACGCTCAACTTGTCGGCGCTGTCTTTGATGATGTTATATTGCCCGATCTTTCGCAACGTATACGCTCAACATTGACGGCGATTGATGCTGATGTATCTATCAGTCAAACCGCTGATTTATTATT